TTGCGTAGGCGTGAGTTTCAACCCGTGAACCATCTCCGAAAACTGTTTCTTATCAAACGTGAGACCTTCCAACTCCGCCGGGGTCGACACGTCTTGCAACCCGTACCCTTCTGGCGTTGACGGAATATTAAACGCTTTTGAATACTGCGCCCACGCTTCTTTATCGTTTGCGTCTTTAGGTACAGGCACTTTGTTATGCCCTAACAACTTCTCAAGCTGTAAATAGCTTTCAACGCTTTTCTTTAACCCTTCCGGCGTATCGTCAAACTTCTGCAACGTAGGACTCTTCTGAATGTCCGGACTTAACTGCGACTTCCACGAAAACCCTGCTTGCGAATGTTCTTCGACTGCCGTAAACTTCGGACTCAAATCTTGCTCCTGCGGTTCCTGTTGGGTCTGAACATTATCCACGGGGGTGTCTAGATTATCCATGTTACTCCTGTTCTTTACTCTTAGCCAACGCAACAATCTGCTCTGGCGAAAACTTAAGCAACGTCTTTATGGTAGCAACAACCTGCCGCTTTCCATCGTTGATTAAGCTCATATCTTTGTCAATCGGGTCAAACACGCTTTGGTACCACGCGCACGACAACTCAAGAAACTCCATGACTTCTTGCCCTTGCGGCGTATCAAACATGACGTGCGCGCAATTCTTTAAGTTTCTTACGTACCCGATATCTGCCATGTTCATCGTTGTATCCCCATAGTTTGCGTTTGTTTAGCGTTCTTGTCGGCTTCTGACGCTACCTTCGCCGTCATCGCCGTTTGCCCTATCATAGCCGCTTCTTGCGCCGCCGCCTGCGCTTGCGCGCGGTTTTCGCGGATCCCTTGCACTTCCTCGTCATCTCTAAGAACGCGCACTGGCGCGCCGAGAATGTTCCACGCTTCGTCTACAACTCTATCAGGCGACAGTTTGTCAAGCACTTCTGGCGTAAACTGCGCCATTTGACCTACCATACCCATCGCCGTTGTCAACGCGTTCAACTCGCTACGCTTCTGCGCTTGCGCTAACGCTGACACGTAGTCAATCTCGTACTGCGGGTCTTGTATCAACTCGTCTGGCATAGGCGGCAACTTGCCGCGTCTGAACAGTATCCCAATCGTGCGTATAATGATAGGGTTCAACACTTCTGACGTGAACCTGCCTACCGCCGGGCCCAACATGCTCATCTTCTCCGATATCCGTTCCATAACCTCGGGATTGTTCATCTGTTTGGTTATGTTGTTAAACGCAAGGAACACGTCGTTATACATCAACGTCCTTACCTTCTGCGAGTAATATTCAATCGACTGCACGCTAACGTCTGGGTTTCCGTAGTTACCGAACGCGAATATATCTTTAGCGCCGTCCATAGCTGTCTTCTTATAATAGTTTATCGCTCGTGGGTTCCCGTTAAACGGCATTAAGAACGCGTTGTGCGGTAACGCTATCGGCGGGTCAGAATGTTTCATCATTACCCGCAACGACGTTTTCGCGATTAAGTTGAGCGTACGCGCGAACGGTAACGTCTTCATTGCCGGCGAGTACCCCCACGCAACGAACGGACGCTTATCGAACCTGTGCGCCATAGCAGGGAACTCGTTGTACCCGCCTTCGTCTACAATTCGTTTGCCTTCAACGTCAACCCATACGGCTTGTATAGGCATATTCTTCTTGTCAATCTTATCTATCTGCCGGACGTGCCTGTTCCCAATAAACAACAAAAACTTGTGTTTCTTTGAGTCTTGCCTGCTCGCTAACTCTTCTTTCATCTCGCGCGATAACGCTTCCACGCCCCACCGCGTTGCCGCTTGGTACGCTGTATACTCGAACTCGATGTAATACTCGGCTACACGCCCGCGCGCGTCTTCAACGATACCTACCTGTTTGATAGGCATGTTGTAAAAGCGTACGTTGTCAACAAGGTCTTCTTCTTCCATAAGCAACGACGTACCGTACACGCCTGACGACTTGTACGACGATATGATCTGATTATAGAAGTTCGACGTGTTTAACGCGTGAAACACTTCGTCGGTAACGCTTTCAAGGTAATCTGAAACGTTCTTATTCTCGGTTAACCGCGAGTTCTTTGACCGCAACTTAAACCATTTGCTTGTAGGTGGCGTCAAGTAATTCATGAACCCCGACGCTAACACGTCAGCCGACTCAAGCGTTGTAGCGTCGTACAACGCGTTTGTGTTAAGCTCTGACCCGGGCATAGATGACGAGCTAACGTCCTGAGACTCGACGTAGAAGTAGTCGTGCAAGCTCTGCCAATGGCTTTCAAACAACGACCTATCTCCGTAACACACTTTTGCGCGTTTTAGGATATCTTCAGCCGACACCGACGTAACATTATCTTTTTTGTCTTGTTTTTCCATGTTACCCTGTCTGATTACATACCGCCTAATGTTTGTCTAACTAAATTAGCGTTCGCCGCTAACCCTAACGGACTGGTAAAAATACCTTTAGCTGACGGGCCACCCTTCTTACGCTTCAACATGGTAGACGCTTGGTCTTGGTCTGCCTTCATCTTCGCGTCTGCCGCAATCTTCGCTTCTCTTTCAACCCTTGCTTTTTCCGCTGCTGCCGCCGCCGCTGCCGCTGCTGCCGCCGCTTGCGCTGCTGCGGTCTGTTCGGATAAACGTTGAGCGTTTACTTTTGCGGCATTATCTATCGCGCTTTGTCTTGCCTTTTCCTGTAATTGAGTTTGACTTGTTCTGCTGTAACTCGAACTTGAACCACTACTACTCCACTTACTACCTCCACCAAATGAAAACCCCATAATTAACCTCCTAATATTTGTTTACGTACCAAATTAGCTTTATTCGAGAAATTGTCGTTCATCGAAAACATACCGCTTTGCGACGAAATCTTCCTGCGCCTGTCGCTAACGTCCTTGACTACCGTTTCTTCAACCTTAGCGACTTCGGGAACAGCAGGAGCTTGCACCGTGTTGTTTGTTATAGCGTCTGCCATCTTCTTTGCGTCTTTAGAAGCTCTGTTGGCTTGGTATATGCCTACCCCAACCATAGCGATTGCGGTGAGTATTGACCCGAAATTAGAGCCTGACCCGCTACTGCCTTTGAAGTTCGGGCCGTCATCGCTCCACGCGCTACTTGCCTGCGGCGTGCTTTTAGGCGTAACCGACTGTGGCGTGCTTTTTGTCGTAGTTTTACTCTTATTCCCTCCAAACAACCAATCAAACATTATCGCACCCCTCCCACCGCAAAGACGTTTGAGTCTTTATAGTATTGCGGCGTTGTTACGTATTTGCTGTCATCTTCGTATTTTAAGTCTTTAATCTGCGATACTGCCATAAGCAAAGCGTCTGCCATGTTCGGCGACTTAATCTTGTCTTTACGCATTTCTTCTTTACTCACCAGTATCCTGCGCCCGTCGTTTGCGAACCTGTACCGCATGGTCGACAACTCTTGTATCAACCCTTCGTCTTCTAACGATATATGGCGTTTAGATATGAGGTCTTTAAGCTCAAACGCTGACACGGTGCGCGCGTTACCGTAAAACTTGTTCTTCTCGTAACTTAATACGGGGTTACGGAACCCGATGAAATCGGTGCGCCCGCGCCCTTTTGTTATGCTATCCAACGGCCCGGCGCCAATACCGTCTTCATCAATAACGTTGGTCATCGTGTTTAACTGCGACGCCAACGATAATATTCGCCCGGTCGTGTAGTCGAGATCTCTGTGTTCCCACTGCTCAACATGACAAACGCGCCAGTACAACGATGATACTTGTTCTAAGCACACACACGCGCATTTGTCGTTACCGTACCGAGCTATATCGAAACCGGCTATCCGGGTACCGAACCCAACTCGCGCCATCCAATCTTGGTGTCTGCATATAGTTAACTCCGTAAACGGATAACATAAGTCGTCATCGTCAGTTACGTCGTCAAGGTTCATAACGTACTGATGATAGTTGTTCGGCGCGTCAAACTCTTTCTGTCTCATATCGCTTAAAAAGTCGGTAGGTAGGTTCTTTGCGTTAGCAAACGTGTTTGCCGTGATACACTCGTAATACTGCGTTTCGCCTGTTTCGAGGTCTTTAAACTCTTTACGGTACTTATACTGCCCTGTTTCAGCTGTTATCGTGGTAGCGTCAGCACCGCTAATCCACAAATCCCACACCCAGTTGTGTCCGTTAGCATTAGCGATAACGCACAACGGTCTAACCTTCGCGCCATTCTTTTGCCGTAACCGATCGCGTAAGAAGTGGAACTGTTCGTCGGTCTCGAACTCTTCTGCCTGCTCAATCCCAATAATTCCAAGCGTCATGTTCTTTAACACGGCAAGCTCTGACCCGTGTCTAAACATTAGCTTTGACTTGTTCGGAAACACGTAATTCTTGTCTGACCCTATCTTAACACCGAAATACTTCTCGAAATCTATCATCGTGCTATCGCGTAAATCCGTAAACTCACGGCGCACGATTAGCCCGGTTGTGCCGGGATACTGCTCGCAGTAGTTGAATATCTTGATTAGCAGGCACATAGTTTTACCTGTTCCTACTCCCGCCTTCAAGCAAGGGAACTTGCTTTCCGAGAATAAGAACAGGTCTTGATATTCGCCCTCTGCAATCTCAATCTGCATGTTAGAACCTTAACGTTACTGCCCCACCAAACAGCCAAGACGACAAATCTAAATCTTCTGACGCGCCACCAGCTTTTACTTTAACTTCACTGGTGAACCGCGACACGCTAACGTTGACAAGTATATCGTTGCTGACCTTGTAATCAGCGCCTACGCCTACCCTGCTACACAGAGCAGGCTCAACTTCAACCTTAATCCCGTAATCTTTAAGCTCGTTGCTTTCCTCAAACTGTGACACAACAACGCCGCTCGCGCCTTCAACAAACAAGGACAGCTTATCGCTAACGTCGGCTTTAACCTTTGATACTCCCATAATCGGCATGATCTGTATTACGCCGTACTTGTATCCTTCAGAACTGGCTACTAACCGCGCGCCTAACACTTCAAGACCGCCTGCCACGTTGTCGTTTAAATCAACCGTTACGCTTGCCCCTACGTACTCGCCAGATGTTACGCTCTTGCTTTTAGGCTCAATATGCCCGTACTTTGCGTTTATATCCATCGCGTACGCTTGAACCGCTAACGATAACCCAGCAACTAACAAAACCAACTTCTTAACCATTCTGTGCCTTCCGTTTTATGTCAACTCGCGATCCTGCGACCTTCACAGGATTACCGCTCTTGACAATAACTACCACTTTTTCATTGCTTGTCGTATTGATATCCTGCGTATCTCTCCACCCGTGGTTCTTTAACCAGAATATAGCGCCAGTACACGAACCGCCCTTTAAAAGCGACTCGTAAATCTTCTCAACTCTTGACCGCGCCTTCTTTAAGGTGTTGCGAAACTCTGGCTTATCGCAGTAATCATAAAACGCGGCTCTATCGCAAAACCCTAAATGCAAAACTAACCCGGTAATCGTCGGGTCAGGTACCGTTTGCGGTTGCCCCGCTACCGGATATATAACACGCGTGTCAGGACATTCGGCAAAATACTCGTCAATCTTCTTTTGCATCTCTGCCGGATCCGTGTACTTTGCAGGTCTTCCAGTTTTCATACAATTAAATTTTATTTGCAAACTATTTTAAAATATTATCTCACTACTACCGCGCTGGCTCACTTTAAAAAAATACATCAACAAAATCAATGCTTTTCGGAGTTTACCTGTACCGGGCTTTCCTATATATACACGTCATGACAAAAAAGCATGAAAAAAAGTGTTGACAACATTTTAATCACGTGGTATATTTTGTACATGAAAGGAGATACCCAGATGAAAGTATGTAACAAGTGCAAAGTTGAGTTGAAAGCGGATTACGTCATCAGAGTTATTGCAACCGAACGCAAGACGCGCAAGTCTACTTTTTGTACAGTCAGAAAAGATTATTGCGCGAAGTGCGCGGAAACGACCATCGCAGAGATGGCAAGGAAGGAGTCCGATGTCAGATATTAAGTTGTTAGCGAAAGCGATCGGGTTACTTGCGGTTGGATACGTGTTCCTGTGGCTGATGATGGCGTTATAACAAACGGGGGGGAAGTATGGAGGACAGAGCAATGATTGACAATTATCTCGCGAGACCAGTTACAGACAAAGAGCAAGGGCTTGACCGCGGATTTTGCCCGTTATGCGGCGAAATCGTAGACGCGGAAGGACAGTGTTACCGTTTATCATGCCCGGGTAAGGTTGATGTTGTAGGCGTTGACGAAGATACAACACGGAGGGCAAGATGAAAGAAAACGTATACGAAAATCCGGCGGTAGTTAAGCTCATGAGAGACTCTAATCTAACGCATGAACAAAAAATGATTGCAACTGACGCTATTCTTGCGGCTGTATACCACGGAATACAGCTTATGGGCGACCTTCGCAACGATATCGTCATGGAAAGGCTCAAATGAAACCGCAAGATTTTGAAGATTATTTGATGGATAAGTTTCATGAGACGGACGGGGCTACTTGTTTAGACGACCAACTTCCAGACGCATTTAATGAGTGGGTTCAGGATGTGACGGTTGACGATTTGATTGCATACGCTGAAAAATGGCACAAGGAAGAAGTTAAAAAACTGGAGTGCAAATGAAAACATTCATGAACTTCGTTAATATCGCTGTATGGATTTTCATAATCGGGTCAACGGCGTTCTTTACGCTGTTGTATGTGGTAAAATGATTGAAACACAACGCAAATCTATCAAAGACCTGTTTGAAAGCCAGCCAAACGAGTGGATACCGTTGCCGGAGATAATGGAATACGCGGCACAATATAACGCCCGTATTCTCGAACTGCGCCGTGCGGGGATGTGTATCCGTAACCGCCGGGAAACGGTTAAAGACGAGATAGGTCAAAAGCAAGTGCGGTCGTGGTATATGTACGATACATACCCGGGGCGAATTAAATACGAAGGAAATCAGGCGGTGATCGCGTGAAACCAAGAACAAAGTTACAACAAGAAGCAATAGTGCATAACTGGAACAAAGCACGGATGAAAAACTTTGAAGCATTATGTTTGCAGGTAGGTTGGGGATACGACAAGAGAATGACGAATAGACAGATAGATAGAATATCTGCAATAAGGACAATCCTTGACGAACTCTTAGAAAACTGGGATAAGGAGTCAAAATGATTATCGAAAGCGTGTCAATGGCTATGATGATAAACCAGGAGGGTTATGAAAGAAAAAACGAGGTCAAAACAAGAAAAACACCTACTGATAACGGTCAAAGAGTCGAAGATACAGGACTTGAAACGGGTAATATCGTGGATAAATACGCCTAACTGGATGAAAGACCGACTGGCGTGCGACGTTTTCGAGCTTGAATGTGAAATAACCAACTTAAAAGGAGAAATAATTAAATGATTGTAATGATAATATGTGGTTTTGTTCTTGCAATATTTTATATCATATTTGTGGTAGCTATCACACTGAAAGACGATGACGAATACTTTAAAGAAAGGGAGAAAGTTATTCAAGATTTTCAAGTTGGGTCATATGTCGTTGATATCCAAACTAATTTTAAAGGTAAAATTATTGATATTGACACAGACAATAGAAATGCGAGTGGTGGAGCGTACATTCCGTATATTGTTGTGCTATCTGCTGACGGAATAAAAAAAAGATATTCTATGGGTAGAAATCTAAAAAAGGAGGACAGATGAAAGAGTTAGCAAAAGCGTTATGCAGTTTCCAAAAAGAGATGAAACCAGTCGTATTTGATAAGGCAAATGATTGGTTTAAGTCAAAATATGCCACATTATCAGCCATTGTGAACGCCGCGTCGCCAATATTATCGAAATTCGGGTTGTCGGTATCCCAAATCTTAGTCGATGACGGAGCCGTCAGAACCATGTTACTCCACGAAAGCGGAGAATTTATCGAAGGTACCCTTAGAATTGAGCCTGCCAAGAAAGACCCGCAAGGTGTCGGGTCAGCAATAACGTACGCTCGTAGATACTCTTACGCCTCAATTCTGGGTATTGTAAGCGACGAGGACGACGACGGGAACGCCGCAACCCATACAAACAAGGTTGCGGAAGAGCCGAAAGTGCAGGAATACGTCAAAACGGGCGGGATTTTCGCGCCTATCAACCCAGAAGGGTACAAGGAAGGCGAAGTGTTTAACCTTTCGGGGTTCGTTGTGAACACTAAAGAAGCGAAGACGTCGGAAGGGAAGCTGTACTCGATTTATGAAATCAGCGACGGAGCGATGTTGACGATGACGGTACGGTTGTGGGCGCCGTTAGATCCTGCAATTAGGGTTGAATACAAGGTCGGTCTCACAAACGTACGGGCTAAAAAGTTAAAAACATGTATCTCGTTTGACGCTGAGAAGATTGAAAGGATTTAAATGATAGTAAAAGAGCTTAAAGAAGTCGTTATCCAGAAACAGATTCTCGATTATTTGCGGTTCCGCGGAGTCAAAGCGGGGAAAACAAAGACGATGGGTACGTTTCGGAAAGGGCATTACAGTTTCGATCCTATGACGTTTCTCGGGTTCCCGGACATAACTTCGTTTTGGAAACTCAACAAAGATGAGTACGCTCTCGTATTCATTGAAGTTAAATCCC